CAATGAAATTGTCGATCATTGCTGCAATGCCTGGAACAAGCTGATCGGCCAGCCCGCACGCATCAAATCCATTGGGATGCGCAAATGGGCGCATGAGTGCTGATCAGTGCAGCTTGGTATTACTGCGCTCATGCGAAAGCTGATTGAACTCGCCAACGCCCTCATCAAAGCAAACCGAAATTGGGTGAAAAAAGCGACTTGATCAAGACGGATACTCTGATGAGCAACATCTACATCATGGAGGCCGCAAACCTGTTTTGCGGCGATGAGAACCCCACGGCCTCCAAGCACCTGACGCTGACCGAGTTGCAGCTGCCCAACCTGCAGGAAATCACCCAGGACCATCACCCGGGCGGCTCGCGCGTGCAGATCGAGGTGGCCCTCGGCATTCAGAAGCTCGAGGCCAGTTTCAAGCTGGCGGGCTGGGATCCGGACCTGCTGACGCAGTTTGGTCTTGGGGCCACCGCGCGCAAGAAGTTCACCGCCTACGGCTCGGTGCGCGACAAGCGCAACGGCGTGGCCATCGAGGCAAAGGCGGTGCTGGAGGGGCGTTTGGGCACGGCCAACCCGGAGGCATTCCAGCGCGGCGAGTTGCAGGGCTTTGACTATGCCATCAACGAAATCCTGCATTACGAGCTCTATTTCGAGGGGGCCGAGAAATACTACTGGGACTTCTTCACCACCGATTGGCGCGTCAACGGCACATCGCAAAACGCAGATGAGCGCGCGATCTTGCGCATCCCCAATGGCTTTTGAGGTGACCCATGTCTGACGCAGCAAAACAAAAGACCGTTTCCTTGTCGGTGCCGGTGACCTTTGAGGGTCGCGAAGTCACCGAGATCCGCATCGCCAAGCCAAAGGTGAAGGACCTCAAGCGGATGAACGCGGCGCTCGACGGCATCACCGATCGCCTGGATCAGGGCATTGTCATGGCCTCGGCGCTGACGGGCTATCCGGTCGAGATGATCGAGGATCTGGACACCGACGACTTCACCGCGCTGTCGGAGGTGATTGCGGATTTTTTCCCCAAGGGCACGGCTTCGCCTCCTGGCGATCGGTCGTTGCCGAAACCGCCCACTGGCTGAACACGCCGCTCACGGCCTTTGACGAGATGGACTGGTCCGAGGTGGTGCTTTGGCACGCCGAGGCCCGGCGTCTCGCGCGGGCCGTGAAGATGACATGATCCTACGACGCATCGGGCGTCCCGCGCGACCCTAAAGGCATGATCCATGACACAGCTCACATCCCAACTGGTCATCGAATTGCTGGACCGGGTGACCAGCCCGGCGCGCCGGGCGGCCAATGCGCTGGCGGGCATCTCGAACACGGTCCGCGAGAGTAATGGCCAGCCCATCACCTTCGGTGACCGCCTGAACGCGGCCATCACCCGCAACAACCGCGCCCTGGCTGACGCGCGCGGCGGGCTGGTGGATGCTGTGGCCAGCTTTTACGCGCTGCGCAGCGCGATTGGCGCGCCGATCCAGGCCGCGTCGGATTTTGAAAGCGCCATGGCGGATGTGGCCAAGGTGGTCGACTTTCCAAGCCCTGCAGCCTTTGCGCAGTTCCAGCAGGACCTGTTCGCGCTGTCGCGCGACATTCCCATCGCGGTGACAGGTCTGGCGGATATTGCCGCTGCGGCCGGTCAGGCTGGGATTTCGGGTGAGGACCTGATCCGCTTCACCGATGCCGCCGCCCGGATTGGGGTGGCGTTTGATATCAGCGCGGAGCAGGCGGGTGGCTCGATGGCCAACCTGATGACGGCGCTCGGGCTCACCATCGACGAGACGGTGTCGCTGGCTGATGCGATGAACCATCTGTCCAACAGCCAGGCCTCGAGTGCTGCGGACATTCTGGACGTGGTCCAGCGTGTGGGTGCGCAGGCGACCATGTTCGGCTTCACGGCCGAGCAAACGTCCGCCTTCGCCTCCGCGATGCTGGCAGCAGGCTCGACCAGCGAGGTCGCTGCGACGTCATTTCGAAACATGGGGGCAGCGCTCACAAAAGGCGAAGCCGCCACGGCAGGCCAGAGCCGGGCCTTCGCAGCCCTCGGGCTCGACGCAGAAGAAACCGCCCGCTCCATGCAGGAGAACGCAGTCGAGACCACGATCGACGTGCTTCGGCGCATCGGCCAGTTGCCAGCCGAGCAACGGGCGGCGATCTCGTCGCAGCTCTTTGGCAATGAGGCGCGCGCCCTTGGCCCGCTGCTGACCAACCTTGGCCTTGTCGAGGACACGCTCGGCATGGTGGGGGATCGCGCGACCTATGCGGGGTCTGCCTTTGCGGAGTTTGCAGTCCGCAACAACACGTTCCAGGCCAATATGCAGCGGTTCCAGAACGTTCTGACCGAGCTGCAGATCAATATTGGCAATGCGTTGATGCCCGCGATCACGCAGCTCGCCGAAGCCGTCACGCCGCTGATCACCCGTCTGGCCGATCTGGCGAATGCCTATCCGGAGGTGACGCTGGCAGTGGTCGGTGCCACTGCGGCGGTGATCGCCTTCAAAGGCGCCATGGCGGCGCTGCGCTTTGCCGGGCTTCTGGGACGCGGGGGTGTTCTGTCGCTGATTGCGGCGGGCTATAACAGCATCGGCCGGGCGGCCATCGGGGCGCGCACGGCGGCAAGTTCGATGATCGGATTGCAATCTGCGCTGGCGGCCATGTCTGGCCAGCCCCTCGGCACCATCGGACGCCTGGTGGCCGGTCTGAAAGGCATTGTGCTGGCGGTTCCGGGGGTGGCGGCCTTATCATCGGGCATTGCGGCGATCGGTGCGGCGGTTGCCACGATTTCTGCTCCGGTCTGGGGCACGTTCGCGGTGATTGCCGCAGCTGTGGCCGCAGCTGGCATTGCCATCTGGCGCTATTGGGATCGGATCAGCGCGATCTTCACCGGCGTGGGCCAGGCGATCAGCGCAGCGCTGCAGCCGGGGCTGAACTGGGTTGGTGAAAAGTTGTCCTTTCTGACGCCGCTGGTCGATGGGTTCGGTGCAGCCTGGGATTGGGTGCGTGAAAAGCTGTCGGGTCTTGGCGAGTTGCTCTCGGGTCTGTTCACCCGCGAGACCCTGTCCGAGGAAGACATCGCCCGGATCACCGAACGCGCGCGGGAGGTGACCGAAAACATCATCGGCTGGTTTGCTGGCTTGCCTGCCCGGATCAATGAGGCGGCCAGCGCATTGGTCGAGGCTGGTCGCGGTCTGATTCAGTCCATCTGGGACGGGGCCCGTGAGCGGTTTGGGGACTTCATCGACTGGGTCGCGGGCATTCCGGGCCGTATCATCGACGCGATTGGCAGCATTGATCTGTCCAGCCTGATCAGCTTTGGCGAGCCGCCGCGTTGGCTGCGCTGGATGATGGGAGAAGAGGAGGTCACACCGCCAGAGATCCTTACGCCACCGGGTCAGGCGGAATTTGACATTCTGCCGGTGGACCAGCGCTCCGCGGCTGAGACGCTGGCGGCGGCGCGCGCGGCTGGTGATCTGCCAACGCCGGCGTATCTGCAGGACCTGTCAGATTATGCTGGCCACCTGCGCAGTGAAATGGCCGGGGTTAAGGCGCAGATCGACCAGATTGATCAAAACGGGCCGATGGGCGACAGCCTGGCCTCTCCCTTGCTGGCCAACCTTGGACGGTTGCAGGAAGAACTGGTTGGGGTCGAAGGCGAGTTACAGGCCGGACGAGAAAGGGCAGATGACGTCACCGAAGCACTACGCATGCTTGGGGAAACGGAGACCACGCCAGAGATTGACACTGCCTCCATCGACCGAGCACTCACCCGCGTACGCGCGCTCCGCGCTGAAATGGCTGCCGCGGAAGGCAGTGCGGTTGCACGCGTGCCATCGGTGCCGGAGATTGACGGTGCCCGTGCCGGTGGTGGCCCGGTCAGCCGGGACGGCACCTATCTGGTGGGTGAGGAGGGGCCAGAGCTGGTCACGCCATCGCGGTCGGGCTTTGTCAACACCTTTGGCGCAATCCAAGATGTGGTTGCAGCAATCCAGCGACTGCCGTCAGCGGTTGCGGCTGTCCAGTCAATCGGGCCGCAGCTGGTCACACCAACGCCTGTTGCGTCGGAGGCAGATGCAATCGAGGGGCCAGAGTTGCGGGTCGGCACAACGGATGCGGTCGATGCACCGGCGGCAGCGCAAAGGGCGCCGCGCGCGGCGTTTCCAAAGATCGACGTGCAAATCAGCATCGCTCCAACCATCCATACCACGGAGCGTGTCGATCCCGCGCAGCTCTCCCGTGACATTGGACAGCAGATGCGCAGCGAACTGCGCGAGGCTTTCCGCGGCGTCTTTGCGGACACAGGCATGAGGTTTGCGTGATGCTGATGATGTTGGGACCGGTGCAGTTCGAGGTGATCCCCTTCAACACGAACACCTATGGCCACGGCCATGAGGCGGGCTTTGCCGAAAAGCCGGTTCTTGGCATTCGACCACCGCTGGAGTTCGTGGGCGAAGGCCCGGAAAGCTGGACTATCAAGGCCAAGCTTTATCCGGAAAAGTTCGGCGGGCTGGGCCAGTTGCAAACCCTCTATCAGGCGCGGGCGTCGGGACGGCCGCAATACCTGATGCGCGGCGACGGCGCGGTGATGGGCTGGGTGGTCATTCTCGATGTGCAGGAGCGCTCCACCTATCTCGACCCCAAGGGCGTCGGAAAGGTCATCGACGTGGATATCAGCGTCAAACGCTGCTCCAGCCCATCTTCAGCCAGTTTCTTTTCGCTGCTGGCGGATATTTTCCTTTGGGCCACGCGGTGAGCGCCATGAGGACCTCCATGACCAACCCAGTCACCGAAACCGTGACCATTGAAGGCGACGGGCTGACCGTCTCCCTGATCATCTGGCGGCGCTTCCACCGGCCCATGCCCGGTCTGGTGGAGCAAATCTACGACATGAACCCCGGGCTGGCCGATCTTGGCCAGACCCTGCCGGTCGGGACCCGCTTTGTGATGCCGATCCCGATCCCGCGCGCGCAGCAGGTGCTGGACCCGATCCGGCTTTGGTAAGGAGGTCTGCCCATGTCCAAACGCGCGCAGTTCAATGTGACGGTGGCGGGGAGCAATATTACCACGGCGCTACTGCCGGTGCTGATTGGTCTTCGGGTGTCGGACAAGGTCGGCACCCATACCGACAGCGCTGATCTGGAAATCGACGACACGGAAGCCCGGATCATCCTTCCGCAAAAGGGGGCCGATGTGGTGATTGCACTGGGTTGGGAGAGTGAGGGCCTGCGGGTGGTCTTTCGCGGCACCGTCGATAAGGTGAAATCCTTCGGCAACCGGAATGCGGGGCGTCGGTTGATGATCGTCGCCAAAGGCATGGATACGACCGGGCCCGCCAAGGAAGGTCAGCAGCGCCATTGGGACAACGCGACCATCGAGACGATCCTGCGCGATGCGGCCCGCCATGCCGGTATCACAACGGTTGAGGTGGATCCCGAGCTGCGTGGGTTGCGGCGGGCTTATTTCGAGATGCGCGACGAAAGCTTCATCGCCATGGGCGAACGGCTGGCCCGTGAGGTGGGCGGCAACTTCCGGATCGTCGGCAACACCGCGTTCCTGTCCAAGCGCAACGGCACCTATCAGGCGGTCGTGCTGGCCCGGTGGGGCGACAATCTGCAGAGCTGGGATATCGCCCCGCAGCTGGGGCGGCCGCAGTTCAGCACAGTCCGCGCAAGGTGGTATGACATGATTGCGGCACGGTGGGACTTGGCAGAGCGCGCCACCGGTCTCGATGTGCGCGCGCTGCATGCGTTTCGCTTTGCCAAACCGGATGCGGTCGAGACCAGCCAGCAGACCGACAGCGATGCCGCCACCGCCGCGCGGGATGCAGGTGAAGGCACCGTGACAATCGAAGGCGATCCCGCAGCCATCCCCGACGGGCTTTGCATCATCGCGGGCACGCGGCCCGGCGTCGATGGTGCGTACCGGATTGAGGCAGTGACCCACACGCTGACGCGCGCGGGCGGGTTTGTGACGACGCTGGAGCTCAAACAGCCACAGCAGGGCGCGGGCTCTGACGACCGCTAGCGCCGCGCCAACCTCCGAAAACAGGCATATGACAAGAAGGCGGAAGCCCATGACAGACAACGATCTGCGATCCGAAATCGCAGCGATACGCAGCACCTTGCGTCATATTGAGGCCGAGCTGACCGACGCCAAAGAGCATCGCAAGGAGACCTCGGCCCTGGTGCAGGACTTCATCACGCGGCTGGTCCGTCTGGAAACCGGCGGTGCGGTCCTGAGCGGCTTGCCAAAGCAGGTCCATCAGAACGAGGTCTCCAATATCGCACAGGAGGCCCGGCACCAGGCCCATCAAGATGCCACCGAGGCCATGCGCAAGACCGTGCTGGCCGGGTTTGCGATCGCCGGAACCGTCTCGTCGATCATCGGCCTGCTGGCGTCCTGGTTCATGCTGACCTGACGCGGCGTTGATCGCACCACGCTCACCACATCCCCTTAAACCCTGAACGTTGCATACCGCGCGCGCCCACGGGCGGCTTTGCGCATGGAGATCGCTATGACCCCTTTTGATATTGCCAGGACCTATATCGGGACCGTTGAGGCCCCGGGACCCGAGAATAACCCGGTCGTAATGGAAATGTACGCCTCGGTCGGCCATGACTGGGTTGAACATGACTCTGTAGCCTGGTGCGCCGCTTTTGTCGGCCACTGCCTTGAGAAGGCAGGCTTGCGGTCCACCCGGCGCCTCAACGCGCGCTCCTATCTCGACTGGGGCGTACCTGTTGCGGTGCACGATGCCCAGCCAGGCGACATTGGCGTGATCCCACGCGGCAGTTCCAGCTGGCAGGGGCATGTCTTCTTCATCGACCGCATCGAGGGTGCCTCGGTCTGGGGCCTTGGTGGTAACCAGTCAGATGCGGTGAACATCAAGCGCTATCCGGTTTCAAAGCTGCTTGGGGTGCGC